GAAAACGCGGACGATTGTACAGATATACCAACGCTAGAAGACCGGCTTTACGTGGTGCCTGACTGCGGACTAGCAGACAGCAGAACCGAAGTGCAAAAAGCCAAGATTGACTTTAATGCGTTTCTCCATCAAACAGGGTTAACGCAAGCCAAGATAGATCAGATAGTACACATAACGTCGGACTTAGTAGATATGCCAGAGGGCGTTGCGGTAGAACTACGTGATTCGCCTATACACGGCAGGGGGCTGTTCGCCGTTAAAGATTTTGCAGCCGGGGAAACAGTTTGCCCCGGCAGACTTGACGGGAAGCGAACGCCGGGCGGTAGATTTATTAACCATTCGGCTGACTGCAACGCCGCGCCGGTGAAAGTAGACAATGATATTTACGTCGTCGCGATTGCGGACATATGCGCGGGCGACGAACTATTGGTAGATTACAGGGCTTCAATGAAGGTCAATTTTGGCCTAACGTATTAAGGAAAAATTATGTCGGGGATGATAGCTGCGGCTGCGGTGACTGTTGTTGGAGGCGTCCTTCAATCTAAGTCGGCAGGCAAAGCGGCCAGCACACAAGCTGACGCCGCGCGCGACGCTGGAGCGTTACAGGCTGAGTCAGACCGTCAGTCGTTAGCACTGCAACGGGAAATCTTTAATCAGCAACGTGCTGACATTGCGCCGTTTCGCCAAGCAGGGTTGACGGCGCAAAACCAATTGATGACCTACTTAGGGTTAGCCCCTACGGCAGGCGGCATGGCGCCTATTACGCAGTTTGACGAAGCAGGCTATAACCGCGCCATGGATAGCTACAACCAAGGCAGCGGCGGCGAAGGCGGCGCGCGGACGTACATAGACCTAATGTTCACCCCCGCGCTCGCCGCAGCAGCAGGCGCTGGGATAGCCATGCCAACCCGTGAGCAGTTCACCACGACAATGCAAGCCGATCAGCTAAACGTTGACCCTAATGCGGCAGACTTTGGTAAGTACGCACGCGACTTTGGTATGCAGGATTTTCAACAAGACCCAGGCTACGCCTTTCGGATGTCCGAAGGCATGAAAGCGCTTGACCGTCAGGCTGCCGCCCGTGGGGGCTTAATCTCAGGCAGCGCGCTCAAAGCTGCCCAGCGGTTCGGGCAAGACTTAGGCTCGCAAGAGTACGGCGCAGCGTTTGACCGGTATCAAGTAAACCGAACCAATCAGCTAAACCCGCTGATGGGGTTGTTTGGCGCAGGTCAACTGGCCACCAATACTTTAGGTGGTTATGGGGCAAATTTTGCTTCAGGCGCAGCCAACACCATGCGTACAGGCGCAACTGCCCAAGCCAACGCGCTAGGCGCTGCTGGCCAAGCTCGGGCGTCAGGGTACGTGGGGCAAGCCAATGCGCTTAACGCAGGGCTTAGCGGCATCAGTAACCTTGCAGGGCAGTTTAGCGCCATGCGGGGGGCGGGCCCATACGGGTTTTCCGGCTCACCGTCGATATACGGCTCTGGCCCTATAACTTCTAGCACTAACTATTTCGGGGAATAACATGGCTTTAGTTAACCCAAACATCGCCCTAGCGGGCACGCCGGTACAAGTACCAAACTTTCTCGGTATGCAGGCGACGGCCGCGCAAACGCAAAATCAGCTCGCGCGCACTGACATCATAAAAGACGTAGCGGCCACAGAAAAAGAAGCCAATACTTACAGCACGGCCTTATCGCGGTCTAAAGACGCTTTGCGGTTTGTTAACTCGCCCGACCAGTATTTGGCTTGGATGGAGTCTGGTTTTAACGACCCAGTGCTTGGGCCCGTCTTGCAAGGTATGGGCGTTGACCGGCAACAAGCAATATCTGGCGCTATGGAAACGCTGCGTCAGCCTGGGGGATTACAGCTTGCCATTGGTAAGTCAGCGTCTAGCATCGACCAGTTAGCTAAATCAGCAACTGCGCAAGGCGGCCAAGCCCAAGCGCAAGCGCAGGCACAATCTGAGCGCGCGCGGGCAATGCAAGATCGTGCGGCGCAACAAGCGCAGATCGACGCGCTTATGGGCGGTGGGGTAGCTCGCGGGGCTTATCCTCGTTTAGGCCAGTTGGCTCAGTTAGACCAATTAGCGTTGCAAGGTAATGCTTTAGCGGCTGACCAAGCCAAAACCATGCGTGCGGCCATGAAGTTTGAGAAAGACATGGGCGTCGGCGGGGCAGCGCCCGCAGCGGTGCAAGAGTATGAGTACGCAAAATCACAAGGCTACCCCGGCACTTTTGACGATTTTCGCAAAGAAAAAGCGCCGATGTTTGAGCCTAAGTACGCCGAGATTGTCGGTAAAGATGCGGCTGAGCGCGACTCTAAGTTGTATTCTGCCGCTGGTGAAGCTGCCGAAAACTTACCTAAAATTTACGACACGCTTAACCAGATCGAATCCTCTGACGCCATTACTGGGTTTGGTGCTGACGTACTTAAAAATGTCGAACGTTTTCGTGCGCAGTTTACGCGCGATAAAGCCGCCGGTAAGCGTGTGGCTGACACTGAAATTCTTGACGCTTTGCTTGGTTCCGATGTGTTCCCCATGATTGGGGCGCTAGGTATCGGTGCAAGAGGTTTGGATACGCCTGCTGAACGAGAGTTTTTACGTCAAGTTATGACAGGTACAATTGCAATGGACAAAAAAGCGCTTGTCCGTTTAACAGAAATTCGCAAGAACATTGCTGAACGGTCAATTGACAAATACAACAGGGCGGTAGAAAAAGGTGATTTAGACCGGTTCTTTAACGTGCAAGGTGTAGAACCGCGCAAAATTGAAAAGCCGCAATTTAACCGCACAGCGCAAACAAATGGTATGTCTGCCACCGACCGGCAAGCGTTGGATTGGGCAAACTCTAACCCAAATGATCTTCGTTCTGCTGAAATTAAACGTCGTCTAGGAATGTAGCCATGGCACAATTTGACCCAGATGCGTACTTAGCTCAAAAACCCCCCGCGCAAGCTGCTGCGCCTGCGTTTGACCCTGACGCTTATCTTGGCTTAACGGCGCCTGCGCCTCAATTTGAAAGTGCGGTGCCGCAGATAGACGCAAGCGGGCAGGTGGTCAAGCAACAGCCTAATGCCATGCCGAGCACTAGGACAGCGTTTGAGCAGAATTACCCGACAGCGTTTAACATCGCGTCTACCGCACGTGATGTATTAGGCCCTACTGTAGAAGGTCTAGCCACGGCAGGCGGCGCAGTGCTGGGGTCAGCATTAGGGCCAGTGGGTACTGTGGGCGGCGCCGGTCTTGGTTACGGGATGTCGCAAGAATTATTGCGCGGCGCAGATGTGGCGCTAGGGCGCGCGCAGCCACGCCAAGGTATGGAAATGGTAACCGACCCGTTGTCAAACGTGGCGTTTGGTTCGGTCATGGAAGCGGGCGCGCCCAAACTTGTGTCGTTTGTCGGCAAAGGTTTAGGGCGCGTAGTTGACTTTGCTAAAGGCAATCGTGCTGAAATTAAAGCGGCTAACATTTTGCGCGAGTCGTTGTCGTCTGGCCAACGGGCTGGGGTAGAGCCAGCCATTAATGCGTTGCGCCAAGCCGCACCAGGACAAACCGCCGCGCAAGCCACGGCAGACCTTAAAGCCCCACTGTGGCAGTCGCTTAACGCTAGTGTGGCGCGCCAACGGGGCGCGGTTGATGACTACGCCAACGTGCTAGCCAATCAGCAAGCCAATGACATCGCCGACTTAACCCGTTTTGCTGGTGGTAAAACGGTAACGGAAACCCGCACAGCAGCGCAAGCCGCACAACGTGGGCTAGGCCAAGCCACTGAACCTGCTCGTCGGGACGCGCTAGCCCGCGCGGCGGCGACTACAGAAGAAATGGTAACCTTGCAAGGCGAAGCCGCAACCGCCCGTGAAGCCGCAGGTATGCGCACGCAAGATGCTCGGCGCATGGCGTCAGCCGCAGAAAAAGCCGCAGCCCGCGCTCAGCAAACCTTTCCTGTAGAGGGTATGCCACGTGTGTCAGGGCGCTATAGTTATTGGGGCGACGAAGGCGCCGCTATGGCAGAAAAACAATTAACGGATGCGTCGCGAGGTTCACTTAAATTCGGTGAAGCCGCTAGAGTGCGAGAGGCGGCGCTAGAAAGCCTACAAAATGCTGGGCTACGCCCGCTTGAGGGAAAACCCTTAGCGGATATGTTCCGCGCGCGTGCCAAAGACCCTGCGTTTGCAGGCAGCCGTGAGTACAGCATCGCCATGAACCGCATTGCGCGTGACGTAGACCAATGGACAAGCGCTAATGGTGTGGTTGACGCGCACGCCCTAGACGCCATCCGCAAGAACTCAGTTAACTCGATCTTTGCCAACAGTCCGTTGTCGCCCAAAGCTAAGGCTAAGGCCATTGCTAAGACAATGACTGAAGTGCGGCCTGCGCTTATTAACGCTATCGAAGACGCAGGCGGCGTCGGCTATCGTGACTACTTGCAGTCGTACCAAGCGGGTATGCAATCAGTCAATCAAAAGCAACTAATGGGCGAAGCGCTTAACTTGTACAAGAACAGTCCTGACGATTTTATTAAACTTGTAGAAGGTGATTTACCTAAGCGTGTTGAAAAAGTCATGGGCTACGGTAATTTTAGTTTAGCCGATGAGCTAGGCGAAGAAGCGATGGGCGCATTGCGCAGTGCAGCGCAGACATTAAAGAACGCCAAAGAAATGACGTCCCAGTCATCGCAAGCCCAAGACGCTTTGCGCGAACTGCTAGCGGAAAACGTGTCGCTTATGCGCTTGCCGTCATTAATTAGCGCCAAGTTTGCCGCCACCAACGTTGCTATCGGTATCTTAGAAAAGAAAATCGGTAAAAAAGTAATGGATAGTTTGGTTAACGCTTTGCGCAGCGGCACTGGCGCGGCAGACTTACTTGAGACGTTGCCCGCCGCCGAGCGTATGCGTGTGGTTAACATTTTAGCTGACCCAAGTAACTACGGTCTGCCCCTAGGTGGCGCTGCTGCTGGCTTAGGGTTGGCCGACACCGCGCAAGAGTTTGTTTCGGATCCAGTGGGCGCGTTAACGGGACGTAATCAATTAGCGCCTGCGCCACAAAACCAACTAGCGAGGTAAGCCATGCTACCAATGATTCTTCCTGTCGTCAGTACGCTTATTGACAAGCTATTTCCAGACAAGCAAGCCGCTGACGAAGCCAAGCTGAAGATGATGGAACTCGCCCAGCACGGCGAGTTGGCTGCGCTAGACGCTGAGATGAAGTTAGCACTTGGGCAGATCGAGACAAACAAAATCGAAGCCGCTAGCTCTGACCCGTTCAGGGCTGGGTGGCGCCCTATGGCGGGATGGGCTTGTAGCTTAGGACTGTTCTACGAGTTCTTACTGCGCCCGATTCTGCCTTGGGTGGTGGGCTTAGCGGGCGCTGAAGTCGCGCCCATGCCCAACGTCGACGTCAATCAATTGATGGTGTTGTTGGGCGGTCTGCTAGGTTTAGGTGGCTTACGTAGTTACGAACGAGTTAAAGGTAAAGCCTAATGGATTGGTATAAATACCCTAATTTTTCTGAGTCCGAATTTAAATGTAAGCACTGCGGCAAAGTTGAAATGCAACCCAACTTCATGGGCGAGTTGCAACACCTACGCAATGCTTACGGCAAGCCAATGATTATCACGTCTGGCTACCGCTGTCCTGACCACCCAATTGAAGCCCGCAAAGCAATACCTGGCGCACACGCATCAGGCCAAGCCGCTGACATTGCTGTGCAAGGCGCTGACGCCTACGCCCTGCTTAAGCTCGCCTTTGCGTTAGATTTTACCGGTATCGGGGTGCAACAAAAAGGCGGCGGGCGCTTCATCCATCTGGACACCTTGCGCCTGCCGCCTCGCCCTAACGTCTGGTCTTACTGATCGCAGTCGTGCTCGCGCATCGGTAAGCTCTTGTAATATTCCCACTTGGTTCTAACTTCTGGGTCTTCTGACGGTGGCGTCCAGCCCAACCGTCGGAAGGTGGCGAGCACATCAGTCTGCGCTGCTGTCTTGTAGATCATGTCGTCATTCATTTGTGTGCTCCAAAGAAACGGTCGCACCAGTCGCACATACCGTCGATTAACTTACCGCTGATTTGCCCGCAAGCATCGCAAGGCTCGTGGATGTTGTGCCGCACGATTGGCTGCGGCGGGCGCTCAATTATCTGCCTGATCTTGTCCATCAGTTTGCGTAACATTGGTCTTCTCCTTACTAAACCAACCTTCGTTTTTCTTGGCCAAACACGCCGAGCACATGGCGCGGTATGCCTTGCCCCGTTTCACTGTCTGCATGTCACTTGCCTTCTTGTACCTCGCGCACCCGAAGCAATATTTCTCGACCATCTGGATACCTCAAGTTGTTGCCGTAACGGCTAGGGTTTGTAAAGATATTTAAACTTCCTGTTCGTGGCGCCGCTTGGTGCATGGTCAGCCCCCGATAGGGCCGTGTTGACACCAGCTTCGTTGTTGTTGCGTCTGTCTTCATCTTGTCGCCTCTCTATCTCTCGGTTGATATACCAAACGGCTTTTTTCAAATCTTCTATGTCACGGCCCTTTAAGTCGGCGCGCCATACATACTTTACCGCGTTACCTAAACAAAAGTTCATGTGCTCTGTAATCTGTATGCACTCAACGCCGGACGGATGTTCGGTGTAGTGCTTTGGGTGGTTAACGGAATCGTTCATCCTTTTTGAGCCTCCTTCATAATTTCAATTCGTTCGCGCGCTTGGCGCAACGCGCAATAGCGCTGGTGCAGGCGTTGCAACATCGAAGCACGTCGGTCACTTGCGCGCTCAGCGCGCAGCGCATCAGACACCTCGTCCTCAGTCATGCTACTTAACCTTTGATTTAGACTTCGCCATGTGTCTTTCAAGTTTGTTCTCCAAGTCTTCGATGATTAATGACAACCGGCACAGGGCGCGCTCGGCTGCGTTGTATTGCTTAACAACTATGGTGCGCTCAGCGTATGCCGCTTTGAGCTTACCCTTCCACAGATCTGTGTATTTCATTTCATTTCTTCCAAAGCAATGTCTGACAAAGCGCGCTTGTCGTGCAACGCCGCCCACACCCGTTCGTCGATGGTGTCGCGGGTTAAAATAACGTAGCACCAGACGGCATGGCGTTGACCGCCACGGTGCAACCGCCCGACTGTTTGCTCGAATAGCTCCAGACTCCACGGCAACGACACAAAGACCATCCGGCACCCGCCGTGCTGCAAGTTAAGGCCATGCCCTGCGCTCTTGGGGTGAATGAGCAACAGCTCGATTTGCCCGGCGTTCCACCGCCCGATGGCGTCGGTGTCGTCCAGAGTAACGGCTTGAGGGTATCGGCGTTTGAGTTCATTGAGTTCCTCTTGATAGTTGTAGACAACAATCGTGTTTGCTCTTTGGTTCTCTTGCAGTATATCGTCTAGCATATCGAATTTGTGCCCCGACATAAAGATGGGTGTCTGGGTCGTGATGAACTTGCCAGGCTTGTCTGGGTTGGGCGTCTTGCGCGTGTCGTAGACAAACCCACTGGCCATTTGTTGTAGCTTGCCCGTGACCACGGCAGCATTAGCGGCAATGGCTTGGGCGTTGGGGAAATCCACCGCGAAGTCACGCTTCATGACCTTGTACTCGTCCATGGGCATGGTGCAGCGCATCTCTACCGTATGCAAGGGCGGCAGTTTGTCCTTGTAGTCGCCTGCGTCTAGCAAATAGGTGGCCGGTTTGATCTGCGCCATCACTTGAGCTAGCGACCCGACACGAGGCGCCCAGTCACCGTACTCGGGGTTCAGCAAGATAAAGTAGCGTTGCATGAAGGCGCCTTTGGCTCGCCCAAGCAACGACTGATCGACGATCTTGCATTGGCCGAAGGTATCCTCAAGCCCGTTGGACGTGAAGCTACCGGTCAAGCCCCAGCGTACCTGAACATCGGCAATTAGTTTTTCTAATGCTTTGAAGCGTTTGCCCGATGGGTTCTTGAGCTTAGTTAGCTCGTCAAACACCACGCCGTCAAAGCTCGCACCTTGCTCTTGCAACCATTGCAGGTTGTCGTAGTTGGTAACGTAGACGTCAGCGTTAACCGCAAGCGCTGCCTGGCGTTGCTTCGGTGTGCCAGTGACAACGCTTAGCGACAAGTCAGCCGCCCACTTAGGCAACTCGACAGGCCAGACGTCTGTGGCCACACGCTTGGGCGCCAACACCAGCCACCGGTTGACAACCTTGTCACGCACAGCGTCAGCCATGGCGGTCAGTGTCATGGCCGTCTTGCCTGCGCCCACGGGTGCCAAGATCATCGCGCGGTTTGTGCTGTACAAGAAGTCAGCGCCTATCTCTTGGTAGGGTCTAAGTTTCAAGCGTTTTTCTCCTTGATCTTGGCCTCGATGGCACGGGCAAACGTATTTTCATCCCAAAGATTGTTTTCCCACACAGATCCGCTAATTGTTGCAATCTCAGTATCCGTCAACCCTACCCACGCCACAGGCTCTTGCTTTTCTGCATCCTTAATAGCGTCCGAAATCGCCTCGAATGCCAATTTTTCTCTTTCATGTTGCTTAACATCGTCGATGTGATGCGATATTGCTGTATAAAGCACCAACCGC